CGACGCGCGGTGTTGAGCTGATAACCGCTCTGCGGCCGCATGCCGCAACGCTCAAATGCCTCTTCGACCAAGTCATCAATCGACAGGTCAAATGTGGTGGTGCCGGAGGTGGCCATTTAGCTGCACATCCCGCCTTTGCGGTAACCCTTCACCATGCCGCCACCCATGTACTTCTTGGCCATGCCACCGCCCATCATGCCCTTGACCTTTTCGCCCATGGCCATGCGCTTGTGCTGATTGACCGCACCGCCCTTCTTCATCATGACAGGGCCAGACTTCATGCTGGGCTCAGAAATCATCCGATTCCGCGGACCACTTTCCACGGCGCCGCCACCACGCGTGGCACATCCCATCCCACGACCGGCCATGATTATTTCCCCTTCTTCATTGCGCGGCCCTTGGCATCGGCCGTTTTGGTCTTCATTGCACGACCCATTTTGTCAGCCATGCCGCCCATTTTCATCTTGCCCACACCATCGGCCGCGAAAGCCGGCACCTTTTTGCCGCCCTTCTTGACCATCTTCATCTTGTTCATCATCGCCTTACCCTGCCTTTCGGATTTCGTCCAACTTGGCCTCTAGCCGGTTGAAACGCTGGTCTACGTGACTCACAAACTTGTCAAATCGATCATCGACCTCGCGCCGAGTCACATGCTCGCGAGCCACTTCTTCCCGAGTCCTGTTCAAGAGTATGCCGAGGCGGTTCAACTCCTCAAACTTGCTCTTCAACACAAACCCCAACGCTGCCACAATCGCCGTTAAGACGATGTTCCAGATCATCATCTCCATGGTTCAACACTTCCACCTGCGTCGAGCCTGCCGAATACGGCTGTTTGGATCCTTAGCCGCCTCTGGATACATCTTCATCTGACCAGCCGAACGCGCGCAAAACGACTTACGACGCTTCGCGCGCGCGGGCGAGGGACTGTCTTCCGTAACTGCCGTCTTCAGCTTGGAACCGGGATTTGCACGGCGATAGGCTTTCACGCCCTTCTCCGTCATCCCAGCACCCGCCTTGGTCGGCCGGAAGTTGCCACTCTTGACCGATGTGGCGATCCCCATGCCCTTGGACTTGGCCATTTACTGCGCCGCCCCGCCGTAGAACAGCAACGTGACACTCGTGACCTCAGCACTGCTTACATCAATGAACACACCCGTGTCGAACAAGATCCCCATGTCCGGCAGGATGATGTCATACGCGCCAGCCGCAGCCGGCGTTGTGATGGTTACCAAGGCTGTGCCACCTGAGGTGGAACCGTTCTTTAGTGCAAAAGAAGCGGCTGTGTTCGTGCACGTGTAATAGATGCCCGCGACGCGGGTGCGGCCCGCGATCGCATGGGCATCAGCGGTCTTAGTGACCGCCTGGATGTTGCTGTTGCTCATGGCCGCCTCCTATTAGCGGGTGGCCGCAGCGAACATGTAGTCGATCGTGGTCTTCCGAGTACCTGTGGCGCTTCCAGACAGAGACATGGCCGCAAGTGCCAGCTCAGTCGTCGGAATGTTGGTGGTGTGCACCGCAACCTGCGTGCCGTCAACGTAGAAGAACACCTGGCCAGTGCCCGAAACCCGGATGCTCAACTTCACATAGGTGTTGTCAACAAGGTCAACACCCGAATCCGTCGAGGTTTCGGTGCCGCCCGATTCGGTCTTGCAAAGAATCGAGGCATTGCCGTCGTCAACTTGGAAGCAAATCCGGTCAGCCGCGGTCAGCATCGCTTCCGGGTTGGTCGCAAAGTTGACAGTCAGTCCAACGCAGATGTCAGTCTGGTCAGCGTCGTTGCACTGGAGCTTGGTTTCAAACCAAATCGTCTTGTCGGCCTGCGCCTTGAAGATTTCATTACCCTGAACCGAAGCACCGTCGTTATCGGTGGTAGCAGCCGAGGTAAGCTCGAGCACACCGTTCAGAACGTCAGCACCGATACCTGCCGAGGCTCCAGAATCCTTGACCACGGTCCAGTCGTTGGTGGAGTCCAGCGCTACACCCGTGAAGTCGTCCATGTAGGTCACGACATCGGTGTCAACGGTGGTGGTGAGATCGGTGCCCCAAGCACCGGTTGCGCCCTTGCCCGAGTATTGAAGCGGGCCAGAGTAATGGGTAGCAGCCATGCTGTCCTCACATGCGAGTTACGGCGCGCCTGTCTGCATGTCGTCAGCCGGGACTGTCAGACGCACCGGAGATGACCCCGGAATGGCTTGACTATACTTGAACTTGTACTAAAGAAAAAGGGGGCCGAAGCCCCCTTTTTCACGGCCTGATTAGGCCCCCGGCGATCCGAAGATGCCGCGCGGATCACTAAAGCCGAAGCTGTAGCGCTCACGAGCTTTGTAACGAACGTTGCCGGTATCGAAGTCGCCCTCGAAACCAGTGCGCAGCGCCACACGCTCAAACATCTTCATGCCGTTCGGCGCATCGGTCTTGATGAACCATGCGTCCGGATCGGTCAGGAAGTTGTTGACCACGTAGCCCTGCGGCACCATGCCCATGTTCCGAACCGCGTTGATGTCGTTGTCGGCCGTACCAACACGAAGCGTGGACTTCATGATGCGGTCAGCAGTAAACATCAGCTCTTTCGGGATGATGAGCTTCAGGCCCTGAACAGCGATCTTCAGGCCACGCTCATCGGTGAACGCAGCGATGTCGATCAGCGCCTGCTCGAGCGACGTCTCCGACAGATCGGCGGGAACAGCCAGCTCGTTTTTCAGGTCCGGTCCGCCCAGAGTCGGGTGATCCAGAGCGCACAGGGGCTTGCCGTCACCGCCCAGCGAGGTGGTGAACGCGCCGTTCAGAACCGCAGCGGCCTTGATCTGCTTGGTCTGAGCCATCGAACGGGCCAGCGCCTTGGTGTAACGCGCCGACAGACGGTCGTAGAGGTTGTCCTCAACGGCCTCTTCAGTCAGCGAGAACGCCAGAGCAATGGTCTCGTGCGTGTAGCGAGCGGTGTAGACCTCTTGCGCCTGGTCGTAAGCGACACCAGCGCCTTCAGTCTTAACCGGGGCCTCGCCGAAGCCCGATTCCATGACCTCTTCCTCGAACGCACGATCCGAGCTCTCGATTGAGTAGATCTCGGTGTGCTGGTTCTCGTAGTTCTTGTACTCAAGGCCAAACAGAGCGTTGAGGCCAGGCTCAAGCTCTTTGACCAGTTGTGCACGTGAAATTGCCATGATTAAACTCCTTGTCCGGCAACACCGGCACTACCGTACAGGTGTTCGTTGATCTTGACGACTACCACGGCATTCGTACCAAACTCGTTGCCAGGGACATCCCACAGACCGACAATCTTCAGGTTTAGCGCGGCTGCTTTGTCAATGGTGGACGAGTCCAGTTCCATCGACGAAACACCAGTCGTCGTGCTACCGCCCGTACCAACTACGTCAGCATTCATGCCAACTTGAGTCTGAGCAACCGACTCGTCAACCTGAATGATGAACAGCTGGCTCGGATCGTCAATCACGTCAGCAACAATCTTGCCTTGCGTGATATTGACCGAACCGGGGTAGTAGTTCTTCCACGTGGGCTTGCCCGTGGTCGGATCAATGTAGTTGCACCCGTTGAACACGCCAACCGCGGCCGTGTGCGTAGCGGGCAGAAACTTGACCAGGTAGCCGTCATAAACGGTTACGAGGTCGCCTTGGTAAATGGCCCCGGACTGGCTGTCAGCAATCTCATATCCGTACTGTTTCTGTGAACCAGTGCCGGACAGGTTGCCAAGAGGACGCAGACCAAAGGGCTTATCGACGTTTGCCATTTGATGGTTCCTTCAAGGATTGGTTGTCAGCGGTTTCCACCGCCGAACGATACTTTTGACCGCCGCTCGGGCCGCTGAATGACCATGGACGAATGTGCATTGGCCTTCATCAACTCGTTATCGGCTGCCGTGATTTGATCACTTGCACGCTCGTTGTAATACGCATTTCGCTCGGCAGCGGTCTCTTCCGGAATCCTTGCCAGCAACAAACCTCCCACACTGATCACGCCAGCATGTCGGCCGTCTTCTACCGTCGGCACGTGGTAGTCAGGGTACTCGTCCGCACGCACCAGCTCATACCCCTCGCGGAGTCGACCCGATACGTTAGTGCGATCTTGTACACCGCCTGCCTCTGCACGAATCCAACGGTGCTGATATCCCGGGGGAGCCGGAGGAGCATCAAGCCGCGAAGGCG